GACCCAGAGCGCGGCCCACGTATCTGGCTTTTCAGGCATGGTTGGCATCCGGTGTCCTCCCTTTCGGGGAGCTATAAACGAAAAGACCCCAGCGAATGCTGAGGCCTGGAATAGTTGTGCGTGTCTTCCCACGCTGCCCAGCATGACCGCCCCGGAGCGTTATCGAGAGGGTGAGGGCTTCATGCCTGCCGGTGTTCTTGCATGACACGTGACTACCGGCGATACCGTGTGCAGATCTGCCCGAGGGCCGCTCTGCCTGCGTTCCAACAACGAAAAAGCCCCGCACGATGGCGAGGCTTTAGGTGGGGTGTCGCGCTGAACAGCTGAACACCGTGACATGAAAACAGAGCTATTCCATATGGACAACTATTTCATGCGGCTTCTTTCAATTGCTCGAGCACGCAATCTATCCAGGCAACCCCGGCCTTGATCAACTCGCGGGCCTTCATCTCGCTCACACCATAATGGCGGCCGACACGAACAGCGGGCCACTTCGCGCCGTAGTAGAGCCAGATCATGTCGCCCATCTGCTGATCGCGGCGGCACAACCTGGCCAATGCAGAATCCACCACCCCGGCCAGGTCATCGGTAATGATGTAGGACTTGGTCGTAGATGGCAGCATGTCACGCATGATGGCCAGCATCGGCGAGGCGTAACTGGGAATGCCCATCCCATCCATGCGCCACCAGCCCCATTGCTCGAGCATGTGCTCGGTATCCCCCAGCGGGCGGTGAAGCGGCTTGCGAATCATCATGGTTCAGTCCCCTGTGTAATGCGTTCCGCCTGCACCCAGGCGGTTGTTCTGTTCGTAATGCTTGGCCGTGGCAGCGTCGACGGTCTGGCTCATATCGACAAACTGCTCGAGCTGCTGCGTGACTTTGCGAAGGTTGAAGCTCAGTTGCGTGACCAACTCCTGGTGGTCGAGCGCGGCACCGTTGTCCTGCCGAACCCACCCAGATGCATTGCAGGCGATGCAGTCCAGGTCGTGGAAAACGCCTTTGACGACAGCACGACCACGGCACATAGCGCAGGTCTTGAGCGGGATCACTCGGCGGCGAAAGTCAGGGCCATGGCTCTTTTTCATGCTTTTGAAACCTCGCCATTAACAATGTTAGAAACTGCCTCGCAGGCCACGTCTTTCGGGGGCTGCGCTGGATTATGTGATTCTTCGTATTGGGTGTCTGTCAGGTTGGGAATCGCGTTTAGGCCGCGCTCATCTAACCAGTTGTGCCACTTCTCCAAAGCCAGCAGACGCTGTGCCGTGGCCTGGGTATTGATGTAGGTCGAGGCGATCTTGCCCAGCGAGTGGTTCAGCAGCATCTCGCCGATGTGCCCATCGATACCGAGGTCAGTCCAGGCGGTGCGGGCTACCTTGCGCAGGTCGTGGCTCGTCCACTCGCCCTTCCCTATCCTGGTGAACACGGCGCTGGCCTGGCCCTCGCTCAGCGCCCGGCCACGGCGCGACGGGAACAGGTAGATGCCTTCGTAGCCCTGGGCCTGCTGAATTGCGCGGTAGCCCCGCAGAAGGGCCTGAGCCTGAGCGGTCAGTGGCAGGCGATGCTCGGTGCGAGTCTTGGTGTGATCAGCCGGAATGAACCACTCGGCATCCGCCAGGGATATGTCAGACCAGCGCGCTTGCCGCGTCTCGCCTATCCGGGTGCCGTGGCAGAGCATCATCAGCGCAAGCATGGCGTCGGCCGGGGCACTGTCGAACATCCCGGCCAGCATCGGCACCACATCGACCAGGTGCACGCCGCGCAGCCGGGCCGCCTTCGGAATGATCTTTGCTTTGGTGAAGTCGACGAACTTCAGCCCGGCCATGGGGTTGCTGTCGATGAGCCCGAGTTTATGCGCCTGGCGGAATGCGACGACCAGCAGACCGAACAACTGCCGGACGTATGACAGCGACAAGACTTCCTGCGCGGGCCACATCAGCAGCTTGTCCAGCTCCGGCGCAGACACATCCCGTATCGGCAAGTCAGTCAGCCGAGGCTTGAGGTGGCAGGCAATGGCCGACTTGGCGCCGCTCTTGCGCTTGCCCGACAGGGACCGGTCCTTGGCCATCCGGTCACCGTACCAGTCGAGCAACTGGCCGACCGTGGCCAGGCCGCCCAAGGCGACGGCGGCAGCGGGATCGCGCAGCAGGCGTTGACGCAGGGCGGGCAGCTCGGCCAGCACAGCGGATGCACCCAACTCAGGGAATCGGGCGATCTGGGTCCAGGCCTTGCCCTTCACCAAATACCAAGACCCGCGCTGCCGATCCTGGCCGAAGCGCAGGTATAGGCCAGGATGCCTCGGGTCGCGCAGGTCGTGCACGCCCAGGTCGGCGGCCTGCCGCCGGATCTCCGCATCACTGAACTTTACCGCCCGGGTCTTGCTCATGCTGCCACCGTCTTCGGCAGCCGAAGATATGCCCGCAGCGCCTCCATTGCGTCGAAGTGCCCACGGCAAACAACTGCCAAATAGCCCTGGCCATTGAGCGCCTGGATGAAAGCGTGCTGGTTCGCCGACACCTCCGCGTCGTTGGGCGGCGTGGCCTTGAATTCAATGTACAGGCCGAAATACCCACCACGGGCCATGGGCAAGATCAGGTCCGGCACCCCGGCCTTCACGCCCTGCTCTTTCAGCTTTATGGCCACCAGCTTGTGCCGGTGGCCGCCGTTGGGGACGTGGAAGATTAGGCGATGCACGTCGGGGTAGCGCAGTTCGATCTCCCGCATCAGGGCGGCCTGCTCCAGGCCCTCGCGGTCCACCGGCTTGGCGCGGGCGGTCTTGGGCTTCCAAGTCGTGAGCGCCGTTGTCATGCTGCAATCACCCGCTCGCCGACCAGGATATCGATGGTTCGCACCATGCCCTCAAGGTGCATGACCCTGAGCTCTTCGCTGTTGAATCCGGTCTTTGCCCGGCCGTCCACGGCATCGTGACAGGCGCTGCATGCCCAGGCGCCCTGCAGGTCGTTCGGCTTAAGGCCAACACCACAGCGGGTGCCGGACAGGCGGAAATGCGCCAGCACGGTGGTTTCGGGATTGCCGTTGCAGACGCCCGGAACGCGAACTTGGCATTCACGGCCACGGGCTGCCTTGGTAAGTTTTGTCTGCTTCATGCCAGCAGTTCCTTGGGGACCGACACGGCGTCGCCAAAGGCAGACGCGACAACGGCGCGGCATGCGCTGGTGAGGTGATTGGCGCCCGTCCCTGCCCCTGACTGCTCGTTCAGGCCGGTGACAGCAAAATAGTGATCTGCGTAGATGCCGAAGCCGAGACGATGTTTATCAATCAGCGGGCCGCCCTGGCTCCAATCACTAGACGGGGAATACTTGGCCTGCGTGTGGAGCAAGTCGTATCGAACTCGCCAGCCATTGCCGTAGGCAGGGGCAGCCAGAGCCACCTTGACGCCTTCAGCCAAAGCCACCGCCCAGTCGAGCGCAGGACCTTCGAGGTCAGAGGCGTTGCAGGTGATCAATATCAACTCTTTCATAGGCCGCTCCCGGAGCGTTTGGCGCGAAGCTCGGCAAGGGCTTTCTTGCCTACCTCCACAGTGGAGGACTTTCCAGGCGCTGCTATCTGGGCGACGGGCACTGGTGGCATCTCTTCGCCGCGCCAGATCCTCCGGCACTGGTCCTGATACTTCTGCTCGAATCGAGCAAGCCCAAGTTCCCTGGGAAGTGTCTGCAGGCTTAGAAAACCGGCTGCAGCTGCGGCGTGATAGATCGCAGGATGAAACCACTTTCCGCGCCCTTCCATGCCTGGGTGAGAGTTTCGAAGCGCTTGCAAATACGCGGTCTCAACGCTCGGCAGCCCAAGTCCCTCGGGGGCGAAGCACCAACTCACGAATACACCCGGAGCTGGCACGAATGCAGACTTGCTGGCACTGACCATTCGCATCCCGTGGCGTAACTGGTCCATTGATGTGATGCCGGAGCGCATGAACTCCGCCAACCACTCGAGCTTCGAAGCGTCCATGATTGTTTGATTTGGCCAGGACTGACGCCAAGCGCCGCAGGCGCCCTGAAGCCGGAGGAACAGTTCGTCGATGATTTGCTGGGTGGCAGGATCGATCTCGACCTGCACCGCAGGGGCATAGCTGTAGGTCGGGTCGGCCTGCCGATGTTCAACCAGGTAACCAGCGCGGATTGGACCACTCACAGCGTCACCCCCTTCGCGGCCCAGTTGCTCGGCGCCGGCGTCTCGTTCTCGACTTCAAGCGCACCTTGGGCCCGCTCACGGACAAACCAAGTCACAAGACGACGGCACCATCCCGCTGCTGTGTCCACGGTGTCGGGCTTGGCGGCGAAGAAGCCCATGAACGACTTGACGACTGAGTCAGGGATTTCGGTCGGCTTGACACCAGCGATCTTGGCCTGAGCGATCAGGTAACGGCTATTCGGCGACCACTCAGCGAACATGGCATACCGCTGGCGGTTGTCCAGGTCATCGATGGCCTGATGGTCCTGTCGGCCGATCACGTCCGAAACCTCGCGCTGCTGCTGCTCTTCGGTTCCTTGATGGTTCAATGGTGTATTGGGTGCAGCTGCTGCACCCCGTTCTGCGTTTTCCTGCACCCCGTTCGGTTGTGAGCTGCACCCCGTGCGGTCATCTGCACCCCGATCTTTACGGGGTGCAGCATTTGCACCCCGCTTTAGCTGAAGGTCATAAACCACTGGGCGCCGGTCGCGGCGATCGATGTAGGCGGCAGCGATAGCTTGGTTGCCTGCCAGAATGAATCCGGCCTTCTCCAGTTCGTCGAGTTTCAAGCGGACAGTCCGCTCTGACAGACCTGTGTCGTCGGACAGGGTCGCTGCCGACGGGAACGCACCGCGACCATCACTACCGGCGTAGTTCGCGAGACATAGCAGGACATGGCGAGCAGCAGGGTTTTCGAGAGAGGCTTTCGGCAGTGCGAGAGCCCATGACATTGCTTGAACGCTCACTGCGCGGCTCCAATATTCTTTTCGGCAAGCAGGGCTAGGCCCTTGGGGGTAATGAGGGGCTGAAACGCGGCACGATCTGCGCCGGTCTCCTTATCGGGCTTCAGCTCGGTGACCTTGTGCACCATCAACCCCGAAGTGATCCTGGGCTGGAAGGCAGTCCAGCGCGTGGAACCGCCTCGGTGGAAAATCCATTTGTTCTGCTGTAGCCAACTGAAAAGCAGGCTCGGCTTGAGCTGCAAATGCTTCGCGGCGTCACTGATGCAGATCGCGCCACCGGCGGCGGTCAGACGGTTGATCGCGGCCACTTTTGGAGCTTGAAGCTCGATCACGCCAAGCAGGCGCTGGCTCTCTCTGGCCTGATCTGCGGCCAGTTGCAGCGCTTCCGCATAGTTGGCGGGAATTCGGCTGGCGCCGGCGGTCTGCTCCTCAAGCTCCTGCCAACGGTCAACCAGCCGCGCGGTGAACTCCGGACTGAGCTGCGCGACAACCACGAAACTATCGCGTTTGCTAACGTGGTAAACGGATTCGGTCCTGGGGCGCCTAAGAGAATCTATGCTTTGTTCAACCCCCATTGGGGGACGGACAATCGTGCCGCGCTGCGCAAGCCGTTCGATGGATTGCTTCACCTTGTCGTGACGGGAATTCAGTAAGTCTGAAATTTCCCGCGAGGACATAGACTGATGCGGCAGATTCAAAGAAGCCCGCATAACTGACGAGTCAGGCGGGCTATTGTGCGACTGGGGGCTGTTGTGCATAATCGGCCTCACAAGTGTTTTCGATGCTGTTGAAAAAGCCGCCCTGCCAGGCGGTTTTTTTGTGCCTGCATTTCGGGGATTCATTTTCGACGGAACGCTTGAAGCGGACCCTTCATGGGTTTTGGCCTGGTCCTTCGGGCGATAACTTCCTGAATTCCCTCCTTGATCAGCTCGGCGAGTGTCATCCCTCTCTCTGCTGCCAGCGCCTTCAAAAACTCCAGATCATCACCGTCGACCAGTTCGCCCACGGTCATGTCTCTCATGCTGGTAGGCATAGGCCCTCCGCAGGGACTCAAGAGGGCCTTCAGGCCACATTGGTGTTTCGTTTAAGCTCTTCTCGCATTCCGTCGATCCAGGCTTCCAAGGCTTCTCGGGCCAGCACTGCCTTTCGGGTGCGATGAACTTTCGCGAGTCCGACCAAAGCCGCTTCATAGGCGTCATCGAGGCGGACCTTTGTTTCGTTTTCGTGCTTGTAATTGATCGGGGGTTCTTCGCTCATGGGTGTTGCTCCTTGTGGCTGATGATGGGGTTAGGCGGCGGTCTTGCGCGCTGGAATGGGGCGAATTTCGGATGCCTGAATCGACCCGTCGTCCATCAGCGTGATGGAGATGGTTCGCCCAGATCGGTGCATTTGAGAAACAGCGCTTTGCTGGATACCCAGAGCCTTGGCGAGATCACTCTGGGTGCCGTGCGATGACAGGTATTCCCCTAGGGATACGGTCTTCATCTTCTGGGTCTCCGGTTGGTTTACGGATGATATTAG